CAAAAAAATCTCCGTTAGATCCGGATGATCTAACATTTAATGTTAATGTACCACACGTGTTCATTGATGGGAATCTTAGTTTACCTTGATCAGTCCCTCCATTAGTTGTTGACGAAGCTAATTGCACAAATCCCACCGAACCTGAACCATTTGCCACCCCTGTTGGTGAAATTATTGATTGTGTCATTGAGAATGTCCCCGAACCAACTGTTTGAGTCCAAGTACCATAAGTATTTCTTGAAGTCCAAGACTGAAAATTATCATTAATTTGTGAAAATACGTTACTGTTTGATAATACGCAAAACAAGAAAACAAAAAATAAATATTTCATATGATGTTAATTTTATTAATAAATACTTATGAAAAAATTTATATTCAACCATTAACTTAAATTGTTGAATATAATGGTAGTATAAATTAGCAAACACAAAAAAAGGAGACAATTTCTTGTCTCCTTTCTCTTATTCGGTATTAATTGATTATCTCAATTCTCTCAAGTCAAATGTTCTAACTCCATCAACTGTGATACGTCCGTAGAAACGGTTGTTAACCATTTTCTTAGCGTATCTCGTCATTATACCTTTGATAGGTGTAAAGTTGAATGGGTTATACATTGTAGGTGTCAATTGTAACGGTACATACGGTGCGTAGATGTAACCTGTATCCAACAATGATGTTCCTTTATGTCCTACTAACACTGTGTTAGCCGGGAAGTAAGGATCACGGAATACTTGGTAACGTCCTGCAAGAGTACCAACTCTTTCAATACCCATGTTATACTGATCTTGCTCAGGAGACGCATTAGATACGTGGAAGTATTCTAAGTCATCAAAGATTGCAGAAATCTCAGAAGAAACAACGATCCAGTTAGCTCCACCTCTCAATGTTGATTTGTGAATTTGTGCTGACAATTGGTTAATCGCAGTAATCAAAGTTTGATTCCAATCTTTTTGAGTATAAGATGTTGTTAAAGACAATCTTCTCCATCCGTTGTAATCCCAACGTAAGTTCCAAGCCGCTCCTTTTCTCAAGTCACGTAAGATCTCACGGTCAATCTCAGCTGCAACTTGCTCAGATAACAATGCAGTTAACTCAGCCTCAGCGTCGATGTTATGGAATGCCGCAACGTCTTGAGCTAACTCAGGAGACCATTGTGCTCTTAATTTTCTTTCAGTTACAGAAACAGTTACTGATTCTAAATCGAAAGAAACCTCACCAATTTTATCTTCAAACTCTAAGTTTTTGTATCTTCTGTAAACCGCAGTAAATGAAGAACCTGAAAGTACTTGAGTTAAAGTTGTTCCTGTGTATCCGTCTAATGTAGTACCACAAGTAGCACATACAGGACAAGATAAATCAACTTCTAAATAGATACAACCTTCTTGGTCACAGATGTCGTAGTAAGAACCACCGTTTCCACCATTACTATTTGAAGAACTTGGGAAAACAGTTTGGTTTTGACTACCATATTTAACAATACCTTTACCGTAGATTTGAGTTACAACTCTAAACAATAATGGACCGTTACCTACAGTACAAGGTGATCCTTCCGCAACAGTTAAACCTGAATCTTTAATGATTTTAAGGTCAGATAAGAAAGTTTCAGTATCAACCTCGTTACCATCAGGTCCGATTAATTTACCTTCACCAGCTCTGTTAAAATCACACATTTTGATAATAACTTTTCTTACTCCTGTCGCCGCAGTGTACAATGGATTATTGTCACCCGCATTGTCTAAAACACTACCGTTCCAAACTTGTACAGTTGTGTCCGCAGTAACTGCAGTCCACTCACCTTTAGAGTAATCAAACAATCCAGCAGGATCTAACTCAGCTTCTGAACCTTCGTAGAATAAATCATAAAGGTTTTTAGCGTAAGGGTTACCTGTTGTTCCACCTGGATATCCTGCGTTTTCATCTGCAGTTGGTCCGTTAGGTGATCCAATTGGTCCGAAGTGTTGTCCACCATTTGCGTCAGACCCACTTGTGTATCCTTGGATACGAGGTACAAAGAAGAACAATTTACCAATTGGTAAGTTCATTGCTTGTACAGAAACGATTTCGTTAGCCAATAATTTAGAGAAAACTCTTCTTACGATTGGGAAAACAACTGTTTCGAATGCTCCGTTAGAACCTTCAGAAGTTGCTTCGTTAATCAAGAAAGAAGCTTGGTTTTCATACAACTGTGCTACGTTTTCTTTTAGGTGACCTTTAAGGCCTTCAAGGAATCCTAATTTATCCCATTTGTTAATAGTATCTTCTTTGATAACTTTAAGGTGTTTTAACCCAATATTACCAACAAGACCTGATTCTAATAATGCTCCCATTTTTTTGGTTTTTTATTTTTTTTTAGTTTATTTTTATTTTATTTTTCCCATTAAATCTTTCATTCTCAAAAACTGAGGATTTTCATAAGTCTTAGATTCAATCAAATTAACGGCTGATCCTGATACAGGAGTTTTAGTTACCGCTTTTTCGAATGATTCGTTAAGTGAAGATTCCTTAGTTGTTTCAGATGAGAATTCATCCTTTAATGATTTGTAAAGACTTTTAGATTCTTTAAGTGTTTCAACATTGTCGAATCGTCTAAGTATATTTATTTTTTCTTGTTTTGTTGTTGAATGTTCTGTAAACAGTCTAGTTGCGTAAGCCAAATTAGAGTTAAAGATTGCTACTTCATTTAATTTAGTTCTGAAAAGATTCAAAGCCTTTCTGTACTCTTCATTTTTAGACTTTAGTAATTCCACTTCAGTCTCACTAATGTGTTGAGGAGCTGCTTTTGGTTTTGGTAAACCTTTTCTTCCAAATTTTGTTCCCGCACCTAATGTACGTGAAGCTTCTGTAGTTTCTCTTCTCTTTTTAATTGGTCTGTATTCACCATCTAAATTTTCTCCATCTTTATAAGAGAATTTTTTAGCACTTCCTGTATTGATCATTTTTTTACCTTCTTTTTGTTTGGTAGTTTTATAATCCATAACTTGTCCGTACTTGAATTTAGGTGAACCCATTCCAACGCCTTTAGCTTTAAATTTTGATTCCATTACATGATCCAAATCTTCTTCATCTAATTCTTCATATTCTTCTTCATCAGACATACCGAAGTCATCCATTTCAATTTCATACAAAGTTTCATCAACATTAGTTTCGTACATTGGAGTTTCATACATTTCTTCATTATGTCTACGACTCATGCGTCTTGGTCTTTCTTCAAAATCCATTTCTTCTTCTTCTTCATCTTCCATATCATCAGACATACCGAAGTCATCCATTTCAATTTCATACAAAGTTTCGTCTAACATAATTTCATCTAATGTAAGATCTTCATCTTCATCTTCATCTTCATCTTGTTCATCAAGTTCATCTTGATATTGTTCAGAAAGTTGGATGAAATAATCGGCTCCTGTTTCACTATCCGATAATGTAATGTTATTACTAGCATCTCTCTTTACGATAACCCCATCTTCATCATCCATAGATTTGAAAACTTTAATTACATCTGACATATCTGCTCCAGTCATGTCAATTGCATCTTCATCTTCCATACCCATGTCAATGTCTTCAATGTCGTCATCTTCTATGTCATCAGTAGGTATAGGTTCTGCACCTAAATCTACATCCTCGACATCATCTACTTGACCTTCAGGTTCAACAACCTCTTCTTCGTCTTCAACGTCAATCTCTTCTTGTTCTCTAAGAGATTCTTTTACTAATGAGCTGATTTCATTCTTCATTGTAGAAGAAAGTATTCCTTTTGCATTTTCTTTAAGAGCTTCTTCCAAACTTCGAATTTGGAATAATGCGTCTTCAACAACTGATTTTTTGTTCATCTATAGTTTGTTTTACAATATAAATAGTAGGTAAATTAAAAAAATTCATTTTTTCTAATTATTAGGCAAAAAAAATGGGTACAACTAATGTCATACCCATTTTAAAAATTAATTAAAAATTAACTAATTACCTCATCAATTTTACTTTCAGTGATTGATGTAATTCTCCAATCCATAGTATAGTGTTCATACACTTTAGTTACTTTTGCTTCAACATCAGTTGGTGAATAACCCAATACTAATTTTTCTTCTCTTGTTTTTTTTACTTTTCCTGATTCAGTATCTAATAAATCAGATGTGATTTTAGCCACAAAATACTTTTCTCCTTGTTCCATAGTT